TGATCTTGAAAAAACTTTAAAAATAGAAATGCGTGAAGGGTTAAAGCCTGTCGTAAAGCAAGCTCGCGGTTTTGTACCTGGCGTATCGCCGCTAAGCGGCTGGGCAAACAGATCTTTTAATGAGGGCAGCTTTCCTACTTATAGCCCTTACTCAATTGTTAAAGGTATTGGCTATAGCACTAACGTTACAAAGCCTAATAAAAATGGCTTTACCTCTATGGCAAGTATTTTTAATAAATCAGCTGTAGGTGCTATTTATGAAACTGCAGGTCGCAAAAACCCTAATGGTCAAAAGTGGGTTGGACCTAAGGCAGGCGGTACAGGTAAGGGCGTAAGCCGCTCGTATAACCCTAAAGCGGGTGAGCAATTTATAGATGCCTTGCCACCGTTGGTATCTAGCCTTAAAGGCCGTGGACGTTTGATTTATAGAGCGTGGGCGGCTAACCGTGGCTTGGCTGAAGGCATTGTCAATAAAGCTGTGGACAAAGCCATCACACAATTTTACGCCAGGAATAAAGAAACTAAGTTTAGTAGGGCTGCCTAATGGCCGAAGTAGATATTAGAGTCAATTCTAAAGCTGACCTTAAAGGATTTAAACAGGCCGAAACAGCGGCTATGAAATTACAAAAATCTGTCAAGCAATTAGGTAGCGCTTTTGGCATTGCTCTTGGCGCTAAAGCCATAGTCAATTTTGGTAGAGCCTCACTAAAAGCTTTTGCTGCAGATGATAAAGCTGCTAAAACTCTTAGCAAGACCCTAGATAATTTAGGATTGGCTTTTGCAGATCCAGCGGTTAAAAAGTTTATTGCAGGGTTGGAAGATCAATACCATGTCTTAGATGACAAATTGCGCCCTGCCTATCAAAAATTAGTCACCACGACTGGGGATTACAAAAAATCACAAAGCCTGTTAAAAACTGCTCTAGACCTTTCGGCTATGAGCGGCGAAGATGTTATCTCTACGGCAGATGATCTTGCCCAGGCTTATGCGGGTAATACAAAAGGTTTGCGCAAGTATGGATTGGGACTTACAAAAACTCAATTAGCGGCTATGTCTTTTGAAGAAATCTTGGTCAAAATTACAGAGATCAGCAAGGGCCAAGCTACAGATGCCGCTAATACTTTTGCAGGAGCTTTAGATGCCCTTAACGTCTCGGCTGCCAATGCTCAGGAAACTATTGGTAAAGGCTTAGTACAGGCTTTTACCGAAGCTGCAGGTGCTAAAGGTATTGGAGCCATGCAAAACGGCATAGCCGATCTTGCTACAGGTATTAGTGATGCCATTATTGGCACTGAGCGCCTAGTCAAATTATTCTTACTTACAGCCGATTTTGATTTTAAAGGTGCAATTAACTTTTACAAAGAAACCAAAAAGGCCGACATGCTTGCCCGCCAACAATATGGTGGCGCAGCTGCTAATAAATATATTTCCGAGGCCCAGGCGGCAGCGGATAAAAAGGCTAAGGCTAATGCTGCAGCTCAGCTAGCAATACTCAATAAGCAAAAGGCAGCCCAGGCAGAGATTCTCAAAAAGAAATTATTAGGTTTGGCGATTGATAAAGCCAACCTTGCTTTAGGCAAGGGATCAGATGTATTTAATATGGATGCCATCCAGGTAAATGCAGCTCTTATCAGCCAGGCAGAGCAGTTAGGTAAGGCAACTACGTCGGCGCAGCTGTTGGCTATTGCTAACGATACAGCTCGCCTTAATGTTAAAAAGTCTATGTATGAGCTAGAGCAAGCAATAGCCTCAGGTGATATCAAGGCAATTGAAGCTGCTACTAATAAACTTAACAAAGATGTAGAAATCTTAGGCGCGCTGCAAAATCAGCATTACACGGTTAAACAAATAGCCGATATTCTTAATGCTCTAAAACCTAAAGAACTTATAGATATTGAAAACTTAAAATTGGCTTTAGCCCTTTTGGCACAGCTTAAAATACCTAGCCTTAATGTGCCTGGTGCTTCTAATTCGCCAACTTCAATGAATCCGCCAAGCGGCTCACCGTTTGTACAAACACCCAATGGAATCTCACCTACAACCCTGCCTCGCACTTTAGATGAAGTAAACACAGCTGTCGCAGATTTAGGAGGGGTTGTATCAGTTATTGGCCAAAACGGTAAAGAGTTTACGGCGCTTGTAGATGGCGCAGCTGCCGTGTTTCAAGGTTTAGAGGATAGCGTGGCCAAAAACCTATTTATTGCGCAAGGTATTTTAACCCAACCTTTCAATGCTGGATCTTTTAGAACGGCTGAGGGTGGCTCTATGTTCAACTCAGGTGCTACAGGGGCATACGACAAAGGCGGTACAACGGTCAATATAACTGTACAAGGCTCAGTGCTCAGCGAACAGGATTTAGTACAGGTAGTACAAAATGCCGTACAAGCCAATAATCGTTATGGGAATAACCTCAATGTAGCGGGGTCTTTGTAATGGCTATTCCTATTCTTAACGCTGTTATTAACTTTTCTACAGGCCCTTCATTTACACAGACAATGGTGTTAGGCACAGGCATATTAGGTACAAACTTATTAGGCGATAGCGCCTCAGTTATTGTGGATGTATCTGACCAGGTAGATCAGCTGCGTACACAACGCGGACGAGATGTTCAGTCAGATCAATTTCAGACTGGCACAATGGCTATGCGGCTTATAGATCAAAACGGAGATTTTAACCCGCAAAATGTAAACAGCCCTTATTACGGGTTGCTTACGCCTATGAAGAAAGTACAAATAAGTGCTACCTATGGGCCGACTACGTACCTAATCTTTAGCGGGTTTATCACTAGCTACACAACTGTCACACCTAAAAATGTTGGAGAACTGCAATACACAACTATCACCTGCGTAGATGCTTTTAGACTGGCTCAAAATGCACAGATCAGTACCGTTGCAGCTTCGCCTGCAGGGCAATTGAGTGGTGCTCGCATCAATGCAATTTTAGATCAGATCAATTGGCCAACAAGTATGCGTGATGTAGATGCTGGACTTACTACCTTGCAGGCAGATCCAGGCACAGCCCGTACAGCACTAGCCGCCATGCAGACTGTAGAAACAAGCGAATACGGCGCGCTGTATGTGGACACTGCAGGTTTCTTTACTTTCCAAGATCGCAGCGTGACGGCGGGCGGATCAGGTAACCCTGCAGTGGTCTTCAATAACACTGGCACAGGTATCAGATACTTTAATGCTGTATGGCTGCTCAATGATGCCCAGGTGTATAACTCAGCACAAATCACGCGCACAGGCGGCACTACCCAATCAGCTAGCAATGCAGCTTCTATTGATAAGTATTTCTTGCACAGCTATAACCAGCAAAACCTTTTAATGGAAACAGATGCAGTGGCCTTGCAATACGCCCAATCTTATGTGGCCTCTCGCTCTGAAACTACAGTCCGCTGTGATGCTATTACTCTGGATCTTTACACGGCCGATTATGACGCTGGAATTATCGCAGCTCTTGATCTTGATTTTTTTGACCCTGTCACTATTACCACTACCCAGTCAGGTAATTCTACTTTGTCTAAGACCTTGCAGGTTTTTGGCGTAGCAATGGATATATCACCTAACCGTTGGCAAGTGACTTTTACAACTTTAGAGCCTGTCATAGATGGTTTTGTTTTAGATAGCTCTATTTATGGCTTACTCGACACTGGCGTATTGACTTACTAAGGAGAAACAATGGCAAAACAAACCTATACCACTGGGCAAGTCTTAACGGCTGCTCAGATGACCACACTGCAGGCCAATGATTACAACTGGACTGTGAGTGCTAAGACAGGTAACTACACCCTTGTAGCTGGGGATGCAGGTACTACGATCACTATGACCAGTGCCAGTGCAACTGCCATTACAGTCAATACAGGTGTGTTTACTGCAGGTGATTCTTTAGAGATTATCAACCTGGGCGCAGGTGTTTGTACGATTACTGCAGGCACAGCGACAGTTAGCACCTCAGCTGTATTAACGCTAAAGCAATATGATGCAGGCACCTTATGGTTTAGTGCCACAGGTACGGCCGTGTTTATTTCTGCGGATGCAGCTGATAGCCCTTTAACTACTAAGGGCGATCTATACACATACTCAACTACTAATGACCGTTTACCTGTAGGTACTAATGGACAAATATTGACAGCAGATTCCACAGCTTCGACAGGTTTAGCTTGGGCTGCTGCATCAGGCGGCGGTTCTGCCTATGTAGCTGGTAAAAACTTTTTCATCAATGGCGGCATGGATATATGGCAGCGAGGCACTTCTTTTACCCTTGCAAGTGGTACAACTACTTACACGGCAGATCGCTGGGCGGCTGTTAGAGCTGCCACAGGTGCAACAATTACACGTCAAGCAACTAGCGATACTACCAACTTACCTCAAATACAGTATTGCACTAGGGTGGCCCGTGATTTAGCCAATGCAACAACGACAGACATTTACTTTACACAAAGCCTAGAGACTGTTAATTCAATACCTATGGCTGGTAAAACTGTAGTGGTTTCATTTTGGGCTCGTAAAGGTGCTAACTATTCTGCTACTTCTAGCATTTTGGTGTCTAATCTACAGAGCGGTACTGGTACGGATCAAAACATTAACAGCGGTTATACAGGTGGAAGTAATACATCACAAAATAACACGCTTACTACAACATGGACTAAGTTTTCAATGACCAAATCAGTCGCTTCTACAGCAACAGAACTAGGTATTTACTTTACTTTTACTCCAACTGGAGTTGCTGGTGCTGCTGATTATTATGAGATAACTGGAGTGCAATTAGAAATTGCTTCTAGTGCTACAGATTTTAGTCGTGCTTGCGGAACAATTCAAGCAGAATTAGCGGCTTGTCAGCGTTACTACTGGTCTTGGGGCGGAAACGGCATAGTGGCTGAAATACGCTCAGCAACTCAGGCTTATGCTTCAATGAAACTACCAATTACTATGAGAACTGCCCCAACTGCAACTTTCTTGGCGTCGCCTACTACTTCCTACAGTGTTAATTCGGCTGGAAGAAGTGGTGGCATAGCATCTATTGCGCAGGACTCTAGTAGCGCAGACATTTACACATTTAGTATTGGTTTGGCAAGTTATACGGCTGGTCAAGCAGGATTTTTTTATGGTAATAGTGGTACTCAATTTAGTGCGGAGCTATAAAAATGGAATATAGAAAAGAAAAAAATCAGTTTGACCAAGTAATTATTGTAAGGTCTAATGATGACGGTACTGAGTCATGGATACCATCAGATCCGACCAACTCAGACTATCAACGCTATTTAAATTCCAAAGATGGAGAGTAGCTATAACGGCTACCCAGCCAGTAAAGATCCAGCGGCAATTGAAATCAAGCCATACGTTGTTCAAGGTACAGACCTAAAGCTACGTTGTGCTGAAAGTGTGGGGCCATTGCTTGCTGGTTTTGCAGCTGAGTTTCACGAGCTAATAGAGCCACTAGATCATGGCCCTTTGGATGATTGGGGCTATTGCTACAGGATGGTAAGAGCTGAGCCAACAAAGCTAAGCAACCATGCCAGTGG